CACCAACAGCACTAGCACCGGAAAAGGACACGAAATCATTTGCCGCCGCCCCGTGGTTGGTTACGTTCACAGTGACAGTAGGAGAGCCATTAACAGTAGTGAAAGGATTGGATTGAACTATCGTTGCTCTTATCGGCGTAATGTCATTAAGCGTCCCGCCACGCTCAATGTAGAATTTCAAATGCGTTCCAACACCAAGAAAGTAATTATTCTGCAAGTCAGTAAAAGGGGTTAGGCTTCGGCAAATACCAAGAAACGGCAATGATGTGGCCTTCTGCCAGCCGCCAATCTTTTCAGCGGCGCCCGACCTAAACCTTACCTTATCAGCATCCGTCCATGAACCGGAAGAAGAATAACGTGATCCGTCATGCTGTATTCCTGGGGAGAATGTGAGTTTCTTTAATGGCATGTTAGGTCTTGATGATGAAGTTGGATGCCAAGTAGGGAGGAGTTAATGTGTGGGTGTGCGCCCCGTCAGAACTGATAGTGTGGTTGTGGCCTGTCCCGCCACCAGTATTGTTGATGGTGATGCCCGTGCCCTGTGTGTTTGTTATGCCATCATTGTCAATGCTGTACAGACTTGGGTTAGTTCCTCTATCAGAGTCAGCTCCGGTGCGAAGTGGAACATTGCCGTGAGCGTGTCCTGGGTCATTGATGCTATGGCTGTGCGCTGGAATCTGCGCTTCAGTAAGTGTCGTCGAACCAGTAGCACCCGTATGATTGTGCGATCCAGCAGATGAAGTGGTTGTTGCCCCACCCGTTGAACCGCGCGTGTATGTCCCGTCAACACCAACACTAAACTTCCCGCGCCGGTCAGGTAGATTAAAGGTGGTTGAACCATCCCCCGCCCCGTAAGCCGTGCCTAGAACCGCAAACAGGGCAGCATAAACAGTTCGGCTAATAGCAGCGCCGTCACAAAGCAACCACCCTGTAGGGGCAGCAGAACCGGCGTATTCAAGCATAGCGCCGGTTGGCATAACTATACCACCACCTTGGGTTAGAGAGCCACCAACAGCCACATCTCCACTAGCAGTGACATTACCCGCAACACTAAGCGCGCCAGTAACAGACGCATTCCCATTAGTCGCATTAACCGGCACGGAAGCTAAAACCACATCAGTTGCATCACAATAAACTTGCTGCGTGAACCCGTTAGCAACCGTCACGCCAGAACCAGCGGCAGTCTTGACAACCACAGAAAACCCACCAGTGGTAGAATTGCGAATAGTATAAACCTTATCCACAGAAGGCACGATCACATTGCAGTTAGCCGATAGCGTCCCGGTCAGGTTAATCACCGCATTACGGGCCTGATCCGCCACACCACTACCAGTAGTCAGGGTATAGCTAGTACCTGAAATGGCTACATTTTCCACCCCAGCGATAGCCTGTTCTAACAACGTGCCAAGGTTGTAATTGGTGGTGTTATTCCAATTAGCGGCCTGCTCACCAGCCCCAATCAATTCCAATCGCAAAGACGTTGAATAAATTGAAGGCATGTCAGTACACCCTTATAATCGCCGTTTGATCGGTAGCAGTAGGAAACCGAATTTCAAACGTATTGTTGAGAGCCGTCCTAGTAATCCCAAAATCCAACACAACGCAGGCTGGATTGGTATAGGTATGAACAGGGGTTGAATTGTAGATCAATGCGCCACGAGCAGCTATTGTAGCGCCCGTCCAAGACACATTAGAGAACGTCACAATCCCACTAGCACCAAACTCCACCGGACTAGATTGGGTCAAAGTCAAACCGCCAGCGGTATAACCAATCCCCACAACCTCCCCCGCCGTGGTATAGGCCGTGGTGTTTGAGTTAAGGTTAGCGGCCTCAGTGTATAGGGCTATCTTAAAGACATTCTCCCCCACACGGAAGTCATGCGCTCCTTCCAAAAGCTGCTTTTTGAATGACGTGCAATATGCTGAGTTTATCATATCATGTCACCTGAAGGCGCGGAGCATCAACACGGAAGTTGTCTTTCTTATTAAGACCTTCGCCAAGATTCTTCAACCTAGCCAATACTTCATTATAGCGCGTGGTATAAAGAGCAATCAAGTCAGCATCGCCCTTCATGTAAGTATAGGCTTCGATCAAAGCACCATAGAACAATACACTCTCAGCATTTTCACCAAGCCAGCTAGTATTGGTAGTGACAATGCTTTCAGGCTCATAGAAATAATACATTTCAATACTATAAGCAGACCCAGGAGTAGGGGCAAATGCCAGCTTATCCTCGTCAATTACAGCATAAACCCTTGGAATCCCACGATAACTAACAACCGGGAAAGCCTCATTTAGATAGCCAGCTTCCTTTTCCAGAAGGTAATTATAGGACCCACCCGTGATAACCGCCACAGCATAAGCAGAAAGGAAATCACTTGGAACGGTAAAATACTTGTCATTCGCAGTTAGCGTGAAAGTTTGAACCTTCCTTAGCGCCGGTATTTGGACGGCCTTGTAAATCCTGTCCTCGGCCAAGTTCACAAAGTCAGGAATAGCGGCAACAAACTCAGTAGAATAATTCTGAGTATAGTCTTGCAACATCTGTGAGAGGGCTGCGTAATTCATTGCCGCTTACCTATTACTGATCGCCTTGGAACATAGTTCCTTTAGTGGCAGCGCCCGTGCCGCGAATCTTCGCGGATGGTTTCTTTGGCGGATAATCTTTTGCTGTTGTAAAACTACCAACAGACATGGAGATACCCTTCAAACCACGGTTGTAATCTTCACCAACAACAGGGAGGGGTTGCTTCTTTTCCATCACATCATTCCTTTTCAAAACGCCAATTCAATCGCCAGCGCCACAATAGCAGCCGCCAACGCAGGCCAGCCCATATCCCTGCCCGCGCGAGGTTTCCATTGCCACGGCAAAATGCGGTTGCTCCCAAAGTGTTCTTCAGACTGACGGCGCTCTCGCCCGACATAGAACCCAATGGCAAAGCCAGCGCCGATAAGCGCAGGCAAGCCAATCAAAGCGCACGGAATACCAATAGCCGCAGTCAGCGCAGCGCCAATCAAGGCATGGCTTAGGCCGGGCGTCATCCAGTTTGGTTTCATTCCAAACCTCCAAGGCTATCATTGCCATTGCCGCCCATCAGCGTGTCGTTGCCCGAAGGCGCCGCAACCACTTCCTGAATTACCGGCGCTTGATGCCACGGCAAGGGCAAGTTGAGCGGCTCGGCTTTCTTCTGTTCAATCTGCTGGCGCACCATATCTTCATAGGCTTGACGCTGCTCGCCCATCGCAGCATGAACCCAAGACAAAACCTGTTCTTCCGTCAGGCGCCAATATGGCGTGAAGTCGTTGGCAGGATCATAGACAAATTCTTGGGCGCCAGTCACGCTCGCCGTGATGTTCTGCTCCCGTCCCGTCACCTGCCATTCAGCGCGCACCACAATCGCCCCATTCGGACGCTGCTGGTCCACCTCGGCATTGCTCAGCGTGGCAAATAGGTTTGCGATTTTCCATTCGATCATAGGCCGAACCTCGCTTTGTTGGCGTCAAAGTTTTGCTGGATTTCTGCTGCCGAAAGGACGCGGTTGTAGATATGACCAATCGCGATACCACCACGCAAATTCTCTCCAGAACTTGCCTCTGCTACCGCTAAACCGAACTCCGTAGCTTGATTAACATGCTTCGTTGTGGTGGTCAGCACAGCAGCACCATTGACATAAATAATCGCGTTGTTTGATGGTGTTCCAACCGTGTTCGTGAAAGTCAAAGCGATATAGCGCCAAGAATTATCTGCGATATTGATGCCAGTAGATCGAAAAGCAGCATTACCCCAATCATAGCAGCCAAGCACATCATTGTTAGCCACCAGGGACCATGCACGATTTTTGCTTATTAGACCGACATAATTAGGTTCAGTCTGACACCGAACCCAACACGCTATGGTTCCCTCAGTAATCTGTACGGATGCATTATTTGTCCCGATGATGTAATCATTCACACCATCAAAAACAATCTGTCCGCCATCTGCCGCGCTATAGGTTGGGCCATTGGTCAGCGTCCCGTTATTCCCGTTCACGGTCAGGTCCGTCCAAGCCGTGCCGCTGCCGGGATAGGATGCGGCGTTGCCCGCGTCCAAGTGCATCACGAGGCCGCTGGTGACGATGCCACTGCTAACCGCCGCAGCCACCGCCCGCAACCGCGTATTTAGGCGCTGTGACAATTTAACGGCCCTGGCCTGACGTGACATAAAGCGTGGTGCTGCCAGATCCACAAATGGCTGCGATCTGCGCTTGTCCGGGCGGTTTACTCAATAGTTTGGCCTGACCGGCACCAATCGGATATCCCGCTGTTGTTGCGGTGGCTCCGAAAACAATAAAGCATGGGGAAGAGCCAGTATTCTGCACTTCAATGACAGACGCCGCCGTTCCAGCCGTCGCAAAACTTGCGTTGCTGCTGGTGGTTGTTACGGAAAGCGTTAAGGTCTCGCCGGGCGAGAATGGGGCATTCAACATGGCGGATTTCCTTACCAGCGCGCGGCTTGCGGCGCGGTTTTCCATAAATCGTTAAAGGTGGCGGTATTCGTGCCACCAACTGACACAATATTCCCCGGCTTTTGCACCGGCTTCTGCCGCACCCAAGGGCGGCTCATGCAAGCGTAACGGGCCTCATCCGGCGCGTGATCTTCGCCGTCACTGTCCACATCTTCCGGGCGGTCAGGATCATGCTGCAACGCCGGCAAAGTGCGGATCAGGTCGCGGCACGTGCTGAATATCAGCAAACCCGGCCCTGTTTCGTCACCGCGCAACCTAGCCCGAACTTGGTCCCACCCGCCTAGCGCGCCTTGACGCGACACGCGGGCATTATCCGCCGGGCGGAAGAAAACCTTGGCCGAACGCGCCATGCGCTCGCCGATGCTTGGCCCGCCGTCACTGCTGAAGATGGCCGGGTCCGCCACACCGTGAAGGCCATTCTCAGGCTTAGGGTCGCCCGCCTCACGTTGCGCGATGCCCTGCGCCACTTCCTCGGCAGTCATTCGCAGGCCTTCATTCGGCTTGCCAGTGTTGCCATACCATTCCCGATAACGCACCAGCGCACCGCGCGGGATGTCGGCCAATTCGCCGTCTGACACGGCCCACCAGCCCACCGAGAAGGGCCTAGCGCTGCCCCAGTCCAAAGACCGGAACCGGAACCAATGCTCGGGCAGTTCGCGCGGCGCGATGACGTGCCGGCCCATGTCAAACTCGGGGAAGAACGCCCCGGCGATGACAGACCAATCGCCTTCTAGCCAAGCCCGGACCAATTCAGGGGCACCGCTCGCCCGCAGCCGCGCCACATAATCCGCGCCCAAGTGCCGGTTATCGCCAACCCGCGACGGGATATAGACCCGCTCCAGGCCGCTCACATCGTCCTTCATAACCCGCCAGCCCATCGGCTCAGGGTCAATATAGCGCGCCCTTACCCATTGATGCCCAGGCCCGCCCGGGTTGCCCGTCAAGCGTATGCGGCACGGGACGCCAGAACCGGACCGCAACGTGGCAAACAGTTTCAAGATCGGCGCCGGGCTGGGGAAATTGCCAGCCTCCTCGACATAAACCCGCGTGTAACTGTGACCCTGATAGCTTTCGGCGTCCGCGTCGCGCTCAAGATAGGCGAAAGTCAGTCTTGCCCCGCCTGGCATCACGCACCGCATTGGAACGCTGGTGAATTGCGCGCCGAGCGGTGTAAATAGCGCCCGCGCCCGCTCGAATGTCTCCTGCAATTCCGTCCGCGTGCGGCGGACCATCAGGCCGATGGCCTGCTTGCTATATCGGTCAGCATGAACGGCCCATTCGCCCAACATGCCATCAGTCTTGCCGCCGCCGCGCGCCCCGCCAAAGAAAACCTCAAAGACCGGGCAGGTCAAAAGCGCCGTTTGCGGGCCTGCCTGGGGGCGCCAGACTATGCTTGGGGCTGATGCTGTTTCGCCCATGCTTCGGCGTCCTCTGCCTCTGCCGGCGCCATGATGACGTAGCCAAGGCGCTCGCCATTCGTGGTCACGTCCGTCCTGCTTTCAGGTGGCGCGATACGGTCCAGCAAATCCTTGGCCGCCGCGTGGCCTTGCGGGTGCGCTGTGTCCAGCGCCCGGGTGAATTGCGCGGCGAGTATCTCTTCCTTGCGTGCGGCGATCTGCGCCTTAATCTCGGCTGCGACTTCCTTGCCGGCGGATTTGGCCTCGCCGGTCGGCTGTTGCTCGCTGGTGAAAGCCTTGGCCGGGCCTGCGCCTGGCCCGTAGCCTGCGCCCTGTGCGGGCGTGCCGCTGGCCGGTCCGCCATGGCCGGGGCCGTTACCCTTTGGACGGGTCGCGCTCGTGCGACCGCCCATTAGCACTTCTTGCCGCCCTTCTTTTTCGTGCCCATCGGTTTTTTCCATAAAAAAGCCCGGCAGCCTTTCCGGCTCCGGGCGCAATTGTGAGTTATATTCCCTCGCTACAAGCCCGGCGGGGGCTTGTCAAGGGGTTTTTGGCGCTTCGGGCAGCGGCATCCAATGGGTGGGGTCACATTCCACACCAAAAGGATAGTAGCGCCATTTACCGCTGCCCCAAAATATCAGGCGGTATGTGAGTTCGGGTTCTTCCCATGCGAGAATAAGCCGCCCATCCTTCGGCGCGGTCTTAATCGGTTGCCATTCCATGGTTGTCATTCCCCATCCGCCCCAAGCCAGAAGTATGTCGGGCACGGGCTAAGTTCCGACAATGGCCGCACAAACACCTCGCAATCCATCAAAACGAAATTGCACCGCACCTCCTCGCCTTGCCGGCTGGCCATGCGCGCGGCCTCGAAAACGATCTGTCCGCACGATTGCGCCGCCCACCATGTATTCATCACATCCCCCAAAACTCTGCCAATCGCCGCAACCCCACCCGCACCGCGTCAGGATACTCCGGCGTCAGGTTCCAGCATATCGCCAGCTTGACCGGATCACGATATAGGTCCAGCGCCGCGTCCGCCGCGCGTAGCTGCGCCAAAAGCCACACCAGCCTATCCGATGGCCCGTTGAACGCCCCGCCGCCTGGCCCGCCGCGAATGGCAGGCTTACCCTCGGACAGTAACGCCGCCTCTTCGCTCCAAAGGCTGTATCGGTCCGCCGCCTCGTGCTGGGCATCGGTCAGGCGGCCCTCGCTCCATTCGGCGTGATACCACACCCGGACGCGGGCGCCTTTCACGGTGCGGCTGGGCTGGTCAGGATCGGCCCGGAACCCGATCTCAAGCGCGCCGTTGCGAATGCGCTGGGCAGGGCCTAGGTCGGCCTCGGGGCTTGATTGCCCGCGCGTGCGCGCGGGTTTCGGCTTCGTCATGGTCATGACTTCGGCCCTTCCCATACTGCCCAATGGGTAGGCTCCCATGATAGTTTTTCACTGCCGCATGACAGGTAAAACGACCACCAACCCACCTCTTCCGGGTCGCCACCTAACTCCTGCACGTCTTTCTGCGTTTTGAACCAAGCCAACCTTACCAACGGCACCGTGGCTTGATCAACGTAAATCAGCACGTCCCTGCCATCGCGGGGGGCTGTCTCAATCGGCTGCCAATCAATCATGGTTTTTCGTCCTGTTTTGGTGTCGTTGGCTGCAACCGCCCTGCAAGCCATTTAAACCGCCTCACAAGCCCCTCCAAATATTCCCGGCCCTCCTGGTCCAGCTTTGGGTGCTGCAAGCCGTCCTGGGCGGCTTTGGCGCGGCGCAGGCACTCCTCGGCAAGCGCATCATCGGCATGGGCGCGCGCCACCTGGGCAGGGGTTAGGTCCATCAGCGCCACCGCTTGCCGTGCTGGGGTGCCCGGCGCGGGATCAGCCTGGAAGCAATCGCGCTTGTGAGGCCGGCAGGCGGTGGCCAGGGTTCACCAGCGGCTTGCCAAGCGTCGAAGGCTGTCTTGATGCTGGCTTTGGTCGGGTAATTGCGGGCGGGGTCTGGCGCTGTCTCGCAGGGGGCGGTGGGGGCGGTGGGGGCGGTGGGGGCGGTACGAGGAGGGACTTTTTCAAACCTCCCCACCTGCGCATATGCGTGCGCGCCCGTATTTGTGAAAGGTTGGGAAAACTCCCCATCGCATCGCCCCCTCCGCCCCCCTTTAAGGTCAAACAGGTCAAGCTGGGATTTCAAATTCATCTTCGATCTCCTTCAGTTTGATGCCGCCTACCCAATCCTGCCCCCGCACGCGGCGACGGAATAAGCCCTTGCGGCGATTGATATTTTCGGCAAATTCTTGGTTGCTTGGGGCGTGTTCCCCGTTGGCTTTGGTCCAATTTCGGAAATCAGCGTAAAGGGCGCCAGGCCGCGCGCTGAAGGCTGCGTCAAGGGTGCAGCGCTCGCTAATCCACCTGCCGAAAGCGTCTTGAAGGTCAAAATACTCGGCTGTTTTTGCCGCAATGGCGGGCGCGGTGCCAAGGCGCTGCTGCTGCCACGCAAGGCAACCCTCGATCATCCATTGCAGGATGGCCGGATATTCTGCCTCTAGCCGGGTCTTTAGGGTGTGGTCTGGCTGCGCCGGCTCATTGTCGAAAGGGACAATACGCAACCGGCGCTCCATGGCCTTGCTGCGGCCCTTAAGGCGTGGCGCGTGGTTGCCGACGAACATCAGCTTGTATTGCGGCCAGTATTCGAAGGGGCGTCCGAACGGCTGGCGCGCGGAGACTGGCGCCTCGTTGCCGGTCAATTCCTTAATCTGGCTTTCTGCCCATGCGTGGCCTGCCTCTGTCTCTGACGCGGTGACAAGGCGACTTCCAGCCATGCGGGCGCGGTAGTATTCCACGTTCATGCGGCTATCTGCCGTGAAGGCCCCCATGGGCGCCGCTACGGCATAACCGCCTAGGATCGTGGTGACTGTGGTGACAAACACGCCCTTGCCGTTGCCGCCGCTGCCGTACAGGAAGGCGAGCATTTCCTCTGTCACGTCGCCGGTCAGGAAATACCCGCAAAGGCGCTGGAGGAAAGCAATGGTTTCCGGGTCGTTGGCTGTCGCTTCGATTAGGAAGCTGCGCCATAGTACCGGATCGGATGAAGGCGCGGCAGGGGCTATAAGCGTGTTTCGGCTGATGTATTCGCCGGGCTTGGCATCGCGTTTCTTGCCGGTTTTCAGGTCTACCACGCCACCCGGCACGCCAAGAAGCCAAGGGTCAGCATCCCACACCCCTTGATGCACTGCGATGCGCGTGTCTGACTGTGCAAACGCTAGGACGTTGCGCGTGAACGCCAGCTTGCCCATAGCCTTGCGCTCGCCCTCAGATATGCCAGGCGTGGCTTGAAGGTCGCGCAAGAATTGCCGGGCGCGGTCATTGGCCTCGCCTATCCCGTCAACCGTCCACTTGCCCTTGCTGAAAAGAAACCATTGGTTAGCGGTATGGTCCCAAACCATCTTGCCTTCCTGCTTTGCCGCAAAGGCAAGGGCGGCTTGTTCCTCCGAAAAGGACATGATACCGGCTTCAGACTTGGCAGACTTGGCGGCGGCACGTTGCTGGCGTGCCGAGCCTGTGAGCGCGCGGTTCCAGTCGTCGGGGTCATAGTCTGACACGTCTAGCGTCCGGTTCGACTGCTTCAAGAATGCGGCGGGCGGCTTCATTCTCCGACATCTCCCAAGTGTAGCTTGCTAGGCTGATGATGCTGCGCCCTTTGGCGCCGTCCGTTTTCCAATCACATGAAACAGTGCAGAACCAGACGGCAGGCGTTTTTCGACTGCGAATCAACAAAAGGACTGGCCAATCCGCACGATCTGCGCGCGTGTCTAAACTCTCGCTCAATATGGCGTATTCATACCAAAGCGGCGTTCCAATGCGCGGCGCCTGAAATATCGCGCGCTTGTATCCCATCGCGGCCAATGCCATAGCCAAACTATCGCGCGACATGCGCGCGTATTCATTGGCGATCTCTGCCGCAGTTGGCGCGGGAAGCGGATCATAGATTGACCGGCGCTTCATGTCTTGCCTTGTTTGTGCGTCTCAAAATGCGCCTCGCGCTCCGCATCCTCTACCGGATCAGGCACGCGCTCGGCAAGATTGCGGGCGAAGCGCTGGTAAAAGGCAAGGCGCTGTTCTAGGGTGGACGGGATGGGTTCAAGCCCGGCAAGGGTGGCGCTACGCTGCATGGCGGCGCTCCGCTGTCCGGGCAATCGAAAGCAATAAATCCCGAAACTCGGGCGGTGATGCCGCCCGTGCCGACTTCTTTTTTTGTCCGCCCAAGCTTCCGGTAATGCCGCACCGACGCGCTTTTTTATAACCGTGGCGCTCTAACATAATTGGGCACAACCGCTGCTCAGCGGCGCCCCAACGAAGCGAAGGAAGACTTGTTCCATTGGCGTAAAGCCAAGTCGCCTTTTGGCCCGGATGACCGTAATGGCCCTGCTCAACATAGCAACCCCACCCGCCAAACCAGTCAGCGACACACCATCCGCCAGTGTGAGGGGGAGCAATTAACCCAAAATGGCGCCAAGCGTTGCTGTATGCCGGATGTTCAATCACGCCACCCCATCTACGTGTCGCCATAAGGGCTGCCTCAAAACAACCGCCGTCATCACCAAGCCGGTACAGATTTTTATTCGGCTTGCGCGGTGACCCAAACCACATACGCCCCCACCGCTCGCACGGCGGATGCGCGACAACCGGCCAAGGCCCCGCGTATTGCCGCGCGTCGCGCGCTTGGTCCCAAGGATCAACGCCCGGAAGGCCGTAATATGCGCCGCCTGGTTCGACATAAAGCGCAGCTATCATCTCACCGGCCATCCCCATTCTTGCAACATCAGCACCGCGTCATCCTGCGACCGCACCACCGCCACATCATGCCCCATACGGCGCAGCATGGCGAGGCAGTCGTCTTGCGCGGCGCTGGTGCGGCCTTTCTCGGCCTTTACTTCAAGGAACGCGATGCGCTTGTCCGGCCCTACCAGCGTCAAGTCAGGCCATCCGGTGATCATGCCTTCTGCCTTGAGCATCCTGCCGCCGATCACGCTGCGCTTGCCCGCATTGGGCGAATGATGGCACACCACGCCAGACAGGGCCAGGCGGCGCTTAATGGCGATCTGAATGGCACGCTCTGGCGCGGCGCGGGTCATGGTTCATCCCTCACATGCTTATAGCTTTCGCCGTTGCGGATGCTCCAAATCACTTTCTGGGTCACGCCGTAATGTTGCGCCAGCACCGGCCCCGGTATTGGATTGACGCGAATTTCCCGCACATCATCATCGGATAGCTTGCGGGCGCGTTGTGGCAAGGCGCGGGTCATTGCGGCGTTGCCTGCAAATATGCGACCATCTTTTCAGCCTTTTCCAGCCGATCCAACAGCTTCAGCATATCCGCCTTCGCCACCATAACCACGGCAGGCCCGGCTTCCACCAGCGCGCGGTATTCGTCGTTGTTCATAACCCAATCACTCCTGCAACGTATTCGACGGACAGAATCACGCCGACGAAAATGGCGAAAACCGCCAATCCAAAAAGCGCAAAGCCAAATAGAACCTTGACGCTGTTTAAGGCGGCGCTCATTTCTTCGCCTCCACCGTGCAAACAATATCCTTGATCATCAGCGCCGGATGCAGCCCCGCCCGAACATACGCCTGCGCCGTCACGCAGCTACGATGCGCTTGATAGCCCGGCTCGCAAGCGGTGCCGTCACTGGCGCAGATAAGGAAGGTCAGGACGATCAGGGTCATGGCGGCGCATCCCGGAACATATCGCCTTGGCGCTGCGCTTGTTCGATGCGGCGGCAGGCTATGTCGAAGTAGCGCGGCTCGATCTCAATCCCGACGAAGGGATGGCGCATCTGCATTGCCGCCACGCCGGTTGAACCGCTACCCATGTAGGGATCAAGGATCACGCCGCCGGGCGGGACCTTGGCCTGTTCAATGCACCAGCGCATGAGGGCAACGGGCTTTTCGGTCGGGTGCCCGTGTTCAACGCGCCCAACATTTCCATCCCAACACTTGGCTGGGCGGTCCAAATTTGTCCAAGCCATTTCAAAATCCGCCATGGTTGGTACCGCATTGATCTTGCGCCACATAAACCAGCAACGGTTTGGAGTAAGCGCGAAATATTGCCCCCCCCAAAGGACAACGCGCGCGGACATGCCGCACAATTCGGCTAAAAATGTTTGATGCGGCGGCTCTTGGTCCCATGCAAGCATATCCGCGCGAGTAGCCGTAGCGCCCCAAGTCCCGCCCTTCATCTTGTCGCCCAACCCATACGGCGGATCAGTAATCACCGCCGCTGGCCGCTCCAGCCCCGGCGCAATCTCCCGGCAGTCGCCAAGATACAGCGTTGCCAGGCCAATGACTTCTTTACGCATCACCCGCGCGCCCAAATCACGCCGCGATTTTTCAGCCAGGTCGCAGGCGGTGGATTCGTCGCGCTCTTGGCAGGCGGCGCCGCGTAAATCAAAGCAAAATGTTCCGGGCAATAAGGCGATTTCAGCCCGCGCGCATTGGCCCGCACTGGTTCATTGCAGGTGCGGTCGCCAATCGGATGGCAGCACTTTTTCCCCAAAAAGACCCGAGGCGGCGGCGTTTCCGCAACCGCCTCGGGCAAGTTTTCAACCCGAGGGGAGGCGCTCGGGCGCTCAACGGCGGAGGAAACGCCGGAGATGATAGCGGCACGAGACCGCGATGGGGAAGCCGCCCGCGCTTCGAAGACGGGAAGTTCTTGCGGATTGCGGGCGGCAGGCCGGGACACCATGCCCCGGCTTTTCGGTGACGCGATATTGGCTGGCGCTTCACGCGCCGGCAATCTCAAGCGCCGCGCCTTGCCAATAACCGCGTTTTTGCTGATACCCATCCGGCGCCCGATTTCCGCCGTGGATGCGCCCGTCGCCCATTCAGCGCGTAGCGTGGCTACATCGCTTTCATTCCAATCGCGGTTCTCAAAAGCGCGCCGCCCCGTGCCGCGCTCGTGATTCATCGGCGCAAGATATCTCATTGGCGCCACCAAGACGGCCTACGGTCAATGCCACCGACTGTTTTATCGTCAAGCAGCGCATTTTTTTTAATGGCGTCAGACGTCATTTTTTTTGAATGCGCTTTAGCCGTCACATAGAAAATTTGATTGATTTCTGAAGGCGGAGCGCGCTTCACGCCAATCAAATTGATGCGGTCGCCAAGGCTTTCAAAAGCCTTGCTAACCGTGAATAGCCTCTCGCCAATGAACCAAAACACGCGCGCAACGGCGCGGGATAGCTTGGCTTTCATTTACTTGGCCTCCATTCCAAGATAGCGCCAATTTGTTCCGCGCTCCACTTCCTGCGGCGCATCATAGCGCGCAACGTAGCATGATACCGATACGGCACTCCTTGCGCCCGCCATTTTTTTACGGCGCCAGGCGTTGAACCAACAGCCTGCGCCAGCTTTGCCGGTCCACCAAAGAAGGCGACCATATGTTCGGTGTCTTTCATGTGCCTACCCTACGCCAGAAAAAATATCCGCGTCAAGGGAAAAAATATCTTGACGGAAATATTTTTTAGGCATAGGGTTAGCACATCGCAACCCGAACAGAGGCACCAAGCCATGCTCAATCTTCTCCCCACGCAACCGCCCGAAGCGCCAGCCAAGCACGAAGCGCTTGTGACGCTGGCCAAGTTTCGCGCCGATCTGGAGCGCTGCCCCGATGACAAGCATGGCAACTGGCACGATGCCGCGACTATGGCTTGGTCCGCGATGCTGCAAATTGAGCGCATGGTGGCGCAGCTTCTTGACATCAGCGCCGCCGCGCCAAGCCAAGACGCTTCCGAGGCGATTGATCACGCGATTGATGTGTTGGTTGAAAGCGCCGGCACCGTGACCGCCGAAGCTGAACGCCGCGCCGAAGATGACGCCGTGAATGGCACCTTCTATCGCGCGATTGATAATTGGAACATGCGCCGGGGGGCCGCCCAATGACGCAGGAACAAATTGCCGTTGTGTTGGCGGATCATCTTAAGTGGTTGCGCAATGAAGGCGGCCAGCGCGCCGATTTGCGGAGCGCCTATTTGCAGGGCGCCGATTTGCAGCGCGCCGATTTGCAGCGCGCCGATTTGCAGGGCGCCTATTTGCAGGGCGCCTATTTGCAGGGCGCCGATTTGCAGGGCGCCTATTTGCAGGGCGCCTATTTGCAGGGCGCCGATTTGCGGAGCGCCTATTTGCAGGGCGCCGATTTGCGGAGCGCCTATTTGCAGGGCGCCGATTTGCAGCGCGCCGATTTGCAGCGCGCCGATTTGCAGGGCGCCTATTTGCAGGGCGCCTATTTGCAGGGCGCCGATTTGCAGCGCGCCGATTTGCAGGGCGCCTATTTGCAGGGCGCCTATTTGCAGGGCGCCTATTTGCAGCGCGCCTATTTGCAGCGCGCCGATTTGCAGGGCGCCGATTTGCAGGGCGCCTATTTGCAGGGCGCCTATTTGCAGGGCGCCGATTTGCAGGGCGCCTATTTGCAGGGCGCCAAAATCAACAACGGCAAAACCGCCATCGGTGTTCTGCGCCGTGCCACACGCTCGGATGGCTATGAGTTTTTCTTGTGGCATTGCGAGGACGGCTTTTACATTAAAGCCGGGTGCCGGTTTTTTACGCTGGAAGAAGGCCGCAAGCACTGGAAAGCCACCCGCGCCGGGACGCCGCTTGGCGATGAAACGCAAGACATTCTGGCGATGTTCGCCAAAGCCATTAAACGCGTGGGGGTTAAGCCATGACCAAATTCGACCAAATTATGACAACGCTAGTTGCCGTTGTTTTTCTCGCTACATGCTTTGGGTTTATCGTTTGGGCCGGCGTGTTGCTTATGCTTTGGTTGCAAAGGCTGATGCTGTCATGAACCACGAGCGAATTATATGGTGGATCGTGCTTGGCCCGCTTTGCGCGCTGCTGATCCTGACGATTACGATTGGCGCTGGCCCGGTCAACGCCGCGTTTGAGCAGCTGTTCCAAGGCATCGCCTGGGTCGTGGCGGTTTGGCTCGTGCTGCTGGGGGTGGCGTGATGAACGCCCTCCAGATTGCCACCGTTGCCGGGCTTCATGCGCGCTGCGTGCTGAATGCCCGCGACCTTGAGGCATCGGCGGATCGCCATGACCGTGCCGATCCTGACCGCGCGTCACAAGCGCGCGATGACGCCGCGCAATGCCGGGCGGAAGCGTCCGCATTGGCCGCGCTGCTGACAGCGGCGGGCGCGCAAGTGCTGATTCCCGAACCGGGGCAGCTTTCTTTGTTTGGAGATGGGCAATGAGCATCACAATTCCGACAGTTGAATGGCAGAACATTAGGCCCGGCCTAATTGTGCTGACAAATACTGGCTATCGCGTTGAGACAGAAATAATGTGCGGCTGTGAATGGTTTGTGCTGACGCACCATGGGCGGCACGTGTTACGAGACGCAAGCTTTGAAAGCATTAAGTATTCTGCCAAAAAAGATATTGAGCAACGTCATTTAATGGGGCTTGAACCATGACCGCCGATGAAAATGCGTTGCAATTACGCGAAGTTATGCGCGGAAACGCCAAATTGGTGAGATTGGTAGAAATTCTTCTTGAAAACGACCCCGACGACATGGCGGCAGATGCCGTCACCGTTTTGGATGTGTGGCGCAAGGAAGCCCGCGAAGTTTTGGACGCGCAGGCGGCGTGGGCGCGTTGGCGCCGTATAATGGACGCCGCGCCTGACATGTTGGCTCTTTTAAGCGACCTTACAACCGCGTGGGATGCCTCGTGGCTTGGCGACGGTGGCCACCACGCCATGATCCGGCGCGCTTACGCCATAATTGCCCGCGTGGAAGGAAATCCAGCATGACCGCCGATGAAATCGCCGCAACCTTGCGCGAATTTGTGCGCGCCGTGCAAGTGCCCGCCACCATGCCGGACTATGACGCGCATCCAATGCGCCTGGCGCTGATCAACGCCAAGGTGGCGACTAGCAAGGCCGCACAAGCCAATAGCTTTGACGCCACCTTTACCGGGACGCTGGATGCGATTGTTGCGCTGGAGGATGCCGAGACAGAAGCCAAGCGCGCCGTCACATACTGGACGCGCATCCAGGCGGAATTGACACGCGGCGCGGCACAAGCCCGCGAAGCCTTGCGCGCCGGTCTGGCAGGCTGCGGCGACCCCGGCGCGGCGGTAACGGAAAGCAAACACCACCGCGCCACGTTGCGCGCGAATGGCGCTCGATCGGCGGAAATCACCGATGAAAAGGCGCTGCCTGATGATTGCTGGCGCATGAAGCGCGAACCCGACAAGGCGCTGATCAAGGCGCGGCTTAACCGTGGCGATGACATCCCCGGCGCCGTGCTGGTGCAAACGCCGCCCTCTCTTGTTGTAACCTCAAAGGAAAAATGAAATGGCACTGCAAATCCGCAAAGCACAAAGGCGCAAGGCAAAACTACGCCTAGCGCTTATCGGCCCGTCAGGGTCCGGTAAAACCATGTCTGCGCTCAAGCTGGCGTTTGGCATTGGCGGCAAGGTCGGCATTATTGATACCGAAAACGGTTCCGCTGATCTTTACGCTAGCCTTGGCGATTATGACGTGATCACGCTGGAGAAGCCCTACACCGTCAACAAATACCGTGAAGCTATCACGGCGTTTGAGAATGGCGGATACGATACGATTATCGTTGACAGCCTATCCCACGCATGGGCTGGCGCCGGCGGCTTGCTGGATAAGCAAGGCCAGATTGCCAATCGCCCCGGCACCAATTCCTACGCCGCCTGGCGCGAGGTGACGCCGGATCATAACGCCCTTGTGGAAGCGCTGCTTTCCAGCCGGTGCCACATTATCGTGACCATGCGCGTCAAGACGGAATACGTGCTGGAGACCAATGAACGCGGGAAGCAAGTGCCGCGCAAGGTCGGGCTGGCGCCTGTGCAGCGTGACGGCGTGGAATACGAATTTACCGTGGTAATGGATATTGACATTGACCACAAGGCGGCGGCTTCCAAAGATCGCACCACGCTATTTGATGGCTGGCGCGACACCATTACGGAAGGCACGGGGCGGCAATTGCTGCAATGGCTGGAAAGCGGTGCGGATGCGCCCGCACCCGCCCCAGCGCCCGCCTCAAAGCCTGCTGAGTCGTCTTTGCTGCTGATTGATCCCGACGCCATGGAATGCGCCTTCACAAGCATTGAAATGTGGCTTGATGCGGCAAGGCGCGCGTTTGTAAGGCTTGCGGGTGATCCCGTCGCATTGCGCGCCTGGGCCGATGCGAACGCCGGCGCCTTTGCTGCCGTGGCGGAACGCTACCCCGACACGGTTGCGAAAATTGGCGCGGCCATCACGGATCGTTTGGAAAAAACTCTTGAACAGGAAATGGCAGAATGAGCGGATACGATAACACGAACAAGGGCATTCTCGGGCGCAATGACCGGAAAACCTTGGACACGCACCCGGATTTTTCCGGCTCCATCAATGTGGAGGGCCGCGAGTATTGGCTGTCAGGCTGGGTAAAGGAACGCAAGGACGGTTCCGGGCGGTTCTTTAGCTTGTCAGTCAAGCCGAAAGATGGCGCCAGCGCACCAGCCGCGCCGCGCCAGGCGCCGGCTGATCTTGATGATGAAATCCCGTTTTAACCAAAACACCCGAAAGGAAACACACCTATGAGCAAACGCTCCACCGACCGCACTTTTAACGGCCTACGCCATGCGATGTAAGATGAAATTGACGCATTGAGGAATGGCAATGGCGATCTTGAACGCATCCGCGCGCTTCAGCAACTGGCCGGACGCATCAACGATACGGTTCACGCGGAAGCGAAAGCCCGGAAGTTGCTGGGGACTGAAATCAGCGAAACCGCTAATTTGCGAACGCTGCTGTCGTGATCGTGCAGAAATACCATCACATGCATGTCGGCACGCACGAGTATGCCGACATGCTGGAGTGGCTGGCGGCCCGTTCATGGCTGCCAGTTTCAATAGACGCCATCAAAGCCGATCATGATGCTAATGCGAAAAACGGCTGCATGTTCCTGCCGTATCCAACAGAGACTTGGGTGCGCGATGATGATCGTATGGCGGCTTCTTCTGTGAAAAACCATGGGTTTTGGGTAACCGATGACCGATTGATAGCTTCTGGCTGGAATATGGTTCATCTTTATGACCTAAAAACGGTCATGCAATTTATTCGCGATGTTGCGGGCTTGCGTTGCCGTGGATGTCAACAAGTATATTCATGGCCCAAAGAGAATTGGCGTTCCGTTTTGGAGTGCTTTCCAACTGAATATGACCCAGAAACGGACGCGATTTGCGCTTTGTGTGCAAGAGCCGCCGACGATGTGGCTATGAAACGTCCCCGCGCCATTGAGCGAGCCGTAAAAATGCCTTGGATAATTCAGAATGCGCGGGAAGCGGTGCGAGATATTCGCACGTTGCCGCGCAAGCGTTTGCCCGCATTGGTGCGGAACAGATTGACCGTGATTGAGCTTTTACTCGGCATTGAGGAACCATCCCCATGACCGGCGGCATATATCCCGGCCCTGGCCCTGATCGGCAATACACGCCGATCAGGCGCAGCGAGGCGCTGGCAATCTTGGCAATCTGCGGCGCTATTCTGGCGCTGGCGATTTTGGGAGCGGTGTTGTGACCATCACCACGGAAGAAGCGGAAGAATGTGCGCGGGGTCAGGATGCGATCAAAGAAGCTTCAAAGTTTCCTGGTTACCGATCAATAGCCGAGAGATGTGCCGCAACACTTCGATCCCTTGCCGCCGAGCGTGATGCGTTGCGTCAAGAGCGTGATGCGGCGCAGCTTGGCCGGGATATAGTGATTGAAAACAATTTGGCTTTGCGGAAAGACTTAGAGGGGGAGCGTGATGCGTTGCGGGCTGAGATCGCCCGGTTGTTAGGCCCGCCTATAGACAAAGCAGAGCGAAAGAAAAACCTCGTGGCGGCAGGGGTGTCGGAAAAAACTGCTGATGAAATGCTGAGAAGCCCCGTGTATGACAGGCATTCGCGGTGGGAGGCAATAGTGGACCCATTAGAGGCCGAGAACGCGCGGCTGCGGGAGGCGCTGCGTGCATTTATTTACACAGGGAACGTCGTGCAGGGCTATCGGGTGGGGCAAAACCCACCACCCCCTACAACCAGTGAAGAAGAAGCGTGGGCGCATTATGGAGGGAGCGAGTTTCATTATCAGCAATGGCTCCAATGGCGAGCTGTTCAGATAGGCCGAGAATTGTTGGGAGAAAAGAAATGAGCGAAACAATGATACACCCTGAAACAGGGGCCATCCTGCGCCGTCGCAAGCGCACGGAAACTATTACCTATCAAGGTCAAAGCCGCACCGTGGAAGTTGAGGGCTGGTTTCCTGACAATGATGGTGACGGGATTCTTGTTGGTGCGGATAGCAAGCCGCTGGATGACGCGCTTGCTGAAATGAAATGCGGATGGCCCGGCGAGCCTGGGGTGCCGCCAAAGTCGGAATACCGGGGTTGGCATTGGCTTTATTTATACAACGGCATCCCATGCCCCGCATATTGGGATGGTTACTGGCTAGTGAATGGAAGCCGCATTCAAGCGGAAGACCTGAATCCTCAAATTAAGTATTGGGGGGAATGCCTCCCGCCCGCCGCCATCCGCGCGCTGAAAGGGGAAGGCAATGAGTGACCTTGTTTTCTTGCTGCTGATTGCTTTCGCAGCGGCGCCACTTTACGGGGTTTTTGTTGACGCTTTCGACGAATATGAGGGAGACGGCTGGAAAGACGTAGCAAGGGCATTACCCGTCTTGGCAGCGCATTACTGCTTTTTAGGCGCTGTCGGCGGCTTACTTTTTTGGAGGCAAACCAATGACTGACTTTATTCCTTGGATTGCATCCGTCGCCATCGGATGCGCGCTTGGCGGTGTATTCATTATCGCCAAGCAGGCAATTTGCGACATCATCCCACAATCAGAACCAGCCATAAAGCCTGCCGCTGTATCAGATCAATGGCGAATTGTGTCGGAGGGTGTCTTGGCGCTGGACGGGACTGGCTATGAAATCAGGCTTGAAAATGTTGCGGCCATTGCAGCCTTCCGCATCTATCATAACGGTCGTTCTATTGAATGGGAATTGAGGTTAGAGAAAGCCAAGCAATCAGCCCTTCGCCACATGAGGGAAATGATTGAGATGGGAATCGAGCCATGACTAACCGCGCCGCGCCTATGCCGGATAGACCGCCGCCGGCAATTCAAAGTGCGGCCCGTCAAGGAACGGCTTGCGCTTCATCGCGCGCCGCTCCGCGACATAGGCATCCTGCGCCTGTTTTGCGCGGCCCTGGGGCCAGTCTTGGACAGTCCGCGCCCATGCGCCGCCCCATATCAACGGAACGCCTTCCTTGCGCGCCGCATCGGCTACGGCGTCGGCAAGCGGAAAGTAGTATTTCCAGTCAAAGGTAGGCTGCCCATCCACAAGCGGCAGAAGGTCCACCGCGTGTCCGGTCAAGTGCCGGCTGTTCATCGTCTGCGAGGCACCTTTGGCGACAAGCTGGCGCTGGCGTTCCACCGTTCGCAAGCCTTCCTCCACCCGGAACGTCGCCCCGCCTTCCGCCGCGCGCCGCACCACCCGCACCAGGTCAGGATGCACGCCAGCCAGGCGCAATTCACACCGGGCGGAGATCACCGCGCCACCCCGCGCAGCTTCTCGAACGTCCGCAAGCCGCCGATGCCCAGCATGGCCAAAACAAGCTCAAACAGATGATCAAACTGGATGGCCGGCAACTCGGCCTTGACGCCCAGCACCATCAGCGCCCAAGACGCGACCGGCGCGACCACGAAAGCCCAGGCCAAACCGGCGGCACATACCCAGCCGATAGACGGACGCCACCCGGCGACAAACACGCTGGAATGCGCGGCCTCGACCTTGTTCACTTCCACCTGCGCCAACGCGGCTTGATTGGCAGCCGTCACAAGTTGCGCCTCAAGCTGATTGCGCGCCTTTTCGGCCTCTGCCTTGTCAGGGATCAGCCGGTCAATAAGCGTGCCCAGCGCGGGCAGGAGCGCCGGAACAAGTGCCAGTAATGGTGCCATGGGGTCAATCCTTCACTTTCCAACCTTCGGAAACGGCCCGCCCTGGATCATAAAGCCTTCCAGCGTGGCCATGATCGGCCTTTCAGCCTCGGTCAATTCTTCCGGGCGCTTAGACAACATGGCCCGAAGCATGTTGCCCTGCTCACGCATGGTTGGCGCCATCGGCCCGGCTTGTTGCATCACCGGATACCGCTCGCCGCGCATGTCCGGCGTGCCCATCAGGATACGCGCCAGCATTTCGCAATCCTCATTGCTCATAGGATTGCGCGTTTTCAGCGCGGCGGCCATGGGGTCATTCATCGCCAGCACGCTTTTTCAGCCAATTGACGATGAATTGCATCATAACCGCGCTGCCAATGTGCCCAGCTATGGAAGCGCAGGCTGCAATCGCCAGGGGATGCGTCCAGCCTGCCATGATTGCAATGCCGCCGCCAATCAATCCGCATGAAATGGCGCTTGGCGTTTCCAGCGCCACCAGCTTCCAATTCAAGCGTCGGCGCTCGTTCTTTAATTCGCGCCCAAGCGCTGCAATCCACCCTGACACGGCTGCCAAGACCACCCCCGTAAAAAATTCTTCCTTGGTCATCGGAACGGCCAAAACGGCAGGAGCTTAATGGCCAAAACAGTAAGAGCGCTGGTTATGGTGCCGGCCAAAACAATGACAAGCCATCCGCCTTTGCCGCGCTCGACCAAAGCCAAAAGCGATTGCATGTCCGTTGCTAAGGCGGAAACCTGAGTGCGGAGGATTGCAACTTCAGCCTCAAGCTTTCCAAAATCGCGGGGATCAATCGGCGCCATGTGTTAAAACTCCCACTTCAACTGAATCGCACCCGCGTCAAAGACAGGCGTGCCACTGTTCGTCGTCAACCTTAACTGCGTAAGCCCCCCGCCCAAATCCACAAAACCTGAGCAATGGGTTCGATACCTATCCGCGTTCACCGCCATCATTCCAATGTAGGAACATAACCACAAATTTCCTGACTGGTTTTCAAAGGTCATTATTCCAGTATGCGTGTCCACGATTGATCCATTTGAGATACCAAAGGCGCCGGTGCCGACCGAGGTAACACCCCCTACGCCCGGCGCGTCGTAGGAAAACATGCAATCATAACCACTGCTGACAATGCCGCCGCTTGTCCCCAGGCGCACTGCTAAATGCGACGTTCCATTTGTGCTAACTTGCTTCAAAAGCAATTTGACGCGCCGCACCCCAGCCGGGATGCTGCCAAAATCATATTGAACTTGGGTGCCTGCACTTGTCGCCTGTTCCGTCCCGCGATTGATGCCAAGCGAAAGTGCAGCAGCGGAATTGCCAAGCGGGATTTCTTCAATCGCACCGCTGCCCGCCGTCACACGCCCCAACACTTGCGCGGTCGTTATGTTTTGAATTTTTGCAAACGTCACCGCGCCGTCAGCAATTTTTGCTGTGGTAACGCTTAGATCTTCAAAAGGGGCAGGATCAATCAACCGGAACCGCGTTCCGTCATGCACCACCGTCACCATAGCGCTTGCCGGCAGGTCGCCCGCGCCAAGCGCCGTCGTGCCATCGCCCTTGTTCACCGCCACCGCGCCAAGGCTGTTCACGTTCAGCGTGACCGCGCTGGTATTGGCCGCCGCGCCGGTTTGAAACCGAAACGCTTGGCCCGCCGCGTATGCCGCCAATGGCGGGTTCAAGCTGATGGTCGCGGCATTGGCCGTGCCGCCTGCCGTGCCGCCCCATAGGAAGGCGCCGTTTTGGGTCTGCCCAAGCGCGGCATAATCCGTGCGGGCTGTCCCGTCCGCAACGCCCGTATGCCGAAAATTGCCCATCGGCATATTGCCTGTTGGCGTAGTTTGGCCGTCCCGCGCGATTGACGCGGTAAGGGCCTGTGCCATGTCGTTAAGGTCCGAATTGACGGACGTTGCCAGGATAGTCGTGCCGGGGACGTAATCCGATTGGGGGCGCGTGTAAGTACCTGATCCATTGCGGGGCATGGGCGGGTTTCTCCATGACAAAAGAAGCGCAACCTGATAGGGTGCGGGGATGGATTATGCTTGGCGATTGGTCGAATTAGCCGCATGGGGTTTTGGCGCCGGAATTGGCATGGGCGCCACCATGGGGGGAATTTTTTTGGTTTTTGGCGTTATTGCGGCAAAAGTCGCGGAACTCCGGGAACGTCAGCTTGCCCGCCGACAATCCCAGCGTCTCGCAAAAGCGCTTGACCAAGCGAAGCAGCGAGGCGGTTTCGCGCTCCTTCGGAAATGCCGCGCTGCAAAAGAGCCGCGGCCATTCTAGACCGCTCATTTGACGGCGTGGTGAACAACATGCGCGCATAATCTGCCGCGTTTCGTTCTAACGCGCTTGCGCTGCGGGCGCGGCTTGCTTGCTCTTGCACGCGCTGCGCCGCGTAATCCGCGCCGCCAAAACGATAAGCGCGTGTGATGTCTCCCACGTTAAAGCCTTCGCTTGGGTCGCGCCCGATGATGCTACCAATGACCGGCCCGCGCGGTGGCGTTGCCAAATCCTCACGGCGCGCCGTTAAAGGCATGGTTGGGCTGCCGCCTTGCGGATTTATGGCGCGATTGGTTTGCGCCATTGCCAATTCTTGATCCATCATCTGCGAAAATCGCGTGTAATCTTCCGGCTTATCAAAGATTGCCCGCATGCGCTCACGCATAAACTCAGTGCCGAACATCTGGCGCAGCCGCGTAGCCTCTGCATTGTCAGGCGCTGAATTGATCCGGTCAATCAACCCGCGCGCCACGCCAAGCCGGAAAAACTCGCGTTCACTTTCTGACATGCCGCGCAAATCGGCGGCGGTCATTTCAAAATCTTCCGGTTTCATCATGGCTAAGCGCCGGCCATCGCGCGCCGCGTTGATAAGCGCCGTGTCACCCGCATAAGCTGCGCGGGCTTTGGCAAAATCCGGGTTTAATTCATCAGCGCGATCCAAAAGCGCCCGCCGCAAGCCAGAAATCTCTCGACTTTTTGACGTTGCCGCGCCTGTTGACGTGCGGGATGCTTCTTCCAAAGCATCCAATCCGCGCTTGGCCGCATCAATCAATTGTGTCGGGATTGGACCATCGCCAAGCACAATCTGCCCTCGGTCATTGATGCTCATTCCAAAGGCAGACGGATCAAATGGGCGATCTTGAATTAGCGCGTCACGGCGCAGGCTTTCCATGCCCTCAAAAATGCCTTTTTGCACGTCTTTATCAGAAAGAAACCGAGAAAGACGGGGATCATTCGGCATCATGCGCTCATAAGCTCGGGCGTAATTTTCCTGACCGGCTTCGCGGCGCGATTTAACCACTTTGGCAAGCGTGTCAGTGTAATTGTCCGCGTTTACCACTTCGCGCACCGTGCTACGCAGCCGATCAGCTTGCGCCGCACCACCGCGCTCAGTCAGCAATGCGCCAGCCATGCGCTGCCCCTCGCCAGGCATCCGCGCAATCGCTGATCCTGCCTGCCGGACATTTTCGCCGGCCAAATCCACCAAGCCAAGCGGCGCTTCACCAGCCGCAGTTGATCGGCGCAACAACTCTTCCGGCGAAATCGCATCGCGCTCTAAATCGCGCAAAAAAAGCCGTTGCGCGGGCGCTGTCCTATCTGATGTGCCCGTCAAGCGTCCAGCAAGCCCGCCTAGCGACGTGGCGCCAGCCAAAGTAGGCGGAATAGCCGCACCAAGCGCACCACCTACTACGGCGCCCTCAGCGGCATTGAGCGAACGCGGCACAAGCCCGCCTTGACCTTCGCCAAAGCCTGCCGCCGCCCCAAAAGCCGCGCCTGTGCCAGCGCCCCGCGCAACGGCGCCAAGCATAGAACTGGCGCCACTTGCCAAGCGCACCGGCAATGCCGCACCGCCAACCATCTGACCGGCAAGTGACAAGCCCGGATTGCGCGCATCAAATTCTGCATCGCCGCGCCGTTCTTCCGCCAAGGCTTGCTCATAGTTGCCGTAGAGATTGGGTGTCATGCCGCCAATGCTGCCAGACCTTGCAGACGCGGCAATTTCATCGGCAAAATTCATGGTTACGCCGCGCGCCAGCGTGCGGACTGCCTTATCGGCAATGTCCAATCCAGTGCGGCCCAAGCCTGTCAAAACTTCGCCGGTCGTCACCGGCCCACGGCGCGGCTCAGTAACGCGAAATTCTGCCCAAGGATCATTTGCGGGCGGCGGTTCTGCACTGACGCGGAAATCTGCCCAAGGATCAACGCCGCTCATGGGACACGCCCTTGCGTGCCATCCGGTAAAATGATCGGCGTGCCGCTAGGCAATCGGCGAGCTTCATCTGGGGAACCTACCCTCACCGGCTGCCCTGCCCTAGGTTCGGCTGCGCCAGGGCGTGGCGCTGCTGTATCGGAAACCGCAATGGCATCGTTCAACATCTGGCGCTCTTCTTCGTTGAAAATAGGTCCGAGATTGTCAAGCTTATCCATAATGTCAGGCGCGCCCGCGTTACGGCGCCAGATATTAGCCTCTTCAATGCGCCGCCGCGCCAAGCGTCGGCCCATATCCAGAAGCTGCAAGTTGCCCTCGCGGGTTTTGCCCAATTGCGGCACGGCGCGAAGGAACATCCGCATTTCAAAATCAGACGTTGCACCGCTGCCAGGCGCACGCTGCAAGACGGCAAGTTGCGTTGTGATGCTGTCCAGAACTTCAGCCTCAGAAGAACCTTCGACCTTAAACCCAAGGGAAGATGCAAGCTGACCAAAAATTGGCAAAAATTGCGCTGCGGTGCCTTCTGTCGGCAAACGCTTAATTGCAGCCTCGCCACGGTCAAACAAACTAATCAGGCCGCGCGCTTGTGTCGCAGCCTCATTTTGCGCTTTGAGCGTGTCAGTATCCGCCCGCAAAAGCGCCGTTTCGCTTGCCGGAAGATTAACGTTCGTTTGCGGTGGCGCGCCAAGGCGCTCTAGGCGCTGTTGCGCGAAGCGTTGCGCTTGCGGCGATCCCGGCGCTATGCCTGCCTGATTAAGCAATCGCTCAAATTCGTCAGGCTGCCGTTGCGCGGAAGTGAACAACGTGCGGGCGTATTGCGACACTTGCGGATCAGGATCAGACATTGCAGCCATAATGCCACGCATTGAGAAATTTTGGCCGCCGATTGTCACAGTGTCACCTGATCCACGCCTTGCAAGTTGCGTGGTGGCAGGCGCTTGCTGGCTCATGCTAGGCGCTTGAGGCGCAGGCGCTTGCGCCATTTGTGCGGGGTTTAGCGCGGCAGGCGTGGCCAAATCTTGCGGCATAAAACGCATCACGTTTTGAACGTAATTCGGATCACCGCCGCCGTTGTAATTCCGAAGCGCGGCGGTCAAGGTTTGCGGATCGTTGAAATCCGCATTGGCACCTGCACGCCCGCGCAAATACCGCGCACCAAAACGGATGTTTGCGCCGGGGTCGTTTAACGTTTCTGGATCAACGCCTGCCATGCCAAAACCCGGCTGCCGCGCCGTTGAAGGCATGATCTGCATTACGCCAATCTCGCCAGCCCTGCCGCGCGCTTGTGGGTTGAAATTGCTTTCTTGACGGGCTTGAGCAACCAATACCGGCACCGGAATGCCCGTCTCAGCCGATGCCGCTTCAAAATGCTGCATTAAATCAGGCGGCGGCATGGGCGCAGCGCTTACACGCGCAGGCGCGGCGGCAGGCGTTACCATCGCGCCTTCTGACTGCGCTGGCATTTCAACAGGCGCGGCAGGCGTTTCGGCAGGTTCAGAAGGACCGGCCAGCATTTGCGCCATAGATTGCCTGCGAACGTCTTCTTGGCGCTTCAACAATTGATCAATCCGCCGGTTTTCAAGGCCGGCCATAACCCCGCCGATCAGCGCCGTGCCCATCTGCGCTAGGCCGCCCGCATGGCCGCCGACGTTGCGCGGCTTTATGCTATCGGCAAGCAATTGATCGGAAAGCCGCCCACGGCGCAGCGCCATGGCAAGCGCGGGATTGGATGCGTAGGATTCAGACATGGATTAATTCCTTGCCGCTGGCTGACCAGGCGCTGGCTGGCGCCCCATACCGCCATAGGTTGCGTATTGCGCCCCACCGCCAAGCGCCGCCGACCCAAGGCTATACATGCCGGCCAATTGCGTCTGATAGCTTTGGTTCCGCGCGTTAAACGCGTTGTTCAAAGACGCCTGCCGCATCGCCTCAGCCTGCATGTAGTCAGTCGGCGCCACGCTGGTTTGCGGCGTGTTCACAAAGCTAGGCGCCTGCACTTGTTGGCCGGTCAGCAGCGCCGCCGCCTCGTTCAAAGGACTGGCGCGCTCGGTCAGGATTTCGTTGATTGCCTGCCCGCGCCCTTGCAGCAACAATTGGTTAAAGGCGTCATTCTCGGCCTCGCCAATGCCGCGCATTGCCACGTCATAGGCTTGCGTGCCAGGCATCAAGCCCTGTTGACGCAGGCGCGTGTCCATAGCGTTGCGTCGTTCCGTCAAAATAGGATTAAGCCGCCGGCTGCCCAATTCCATCAGGCGGCCTTCGACGGCTTCGTTGCTCAAATTCAGCGGCGTCGCAAGCCTATCCCGCACGGACTGAAGCTGCTGCACCCCAGCTTGCCCGTAGATGTCTTGCGCCTGCCGCGACAGGTCCAAGGCGCGTTGTTCTTCCGGCGCCAAGGATTGCACCGCCTCAAAGCGCGGCGTGCCGTCCGCCCATGTGCCGATCTGGTTGAATTGCAAACTGCCGTAAGGGTCGCGCTGGTTGATTGCGTTCAAGCCAAATTGCGTGATGGCCGTTTCGCGGTTTGCCTTTGCAGCCGCCGCCGTTGTCGCAGCCGGATCAGGCGCGGCAGGCGCGCTTGGTGCTTTCTTGCCCATTCTCAATTCCTTTTGGCAAATAGCCGTTCAAAATCGCGGCGCATGAAACTCATCACTGCGCCATGCACGCGCGGCGAAAACCAATCGCGCAAGGTGCCTTCCTGCTTAAACCCGACACCACGCAAAAAGCGCAGCGTGCGGGTCGCGTCATGCGGCACCATGGCCGTCACCCGGCGCAATTCGCACTGCATCAAGGGATAATGCAACAAGGCCCGGATCACCCCGCGCTGCGCCCAGCGTGGCGTCACCGCAGCGATGCTCATTTCGCAATTGCCTTCAGTAAAGCCGGAATACACCGCGCCCGCCACCAAAGCCGCGCCGTCATGCACGCCAATGGCGTAGCCATCGCCGACAATGCCTGACGCGTGCGGGATGCGCGCAAAAACCCATTCAGCAATTGCGCGATCCTCACCAAACACAAGCTGCATCATAGCCCCAGGGCTTGCGCCGGCTCAAACACGATATCAAAGGCGGAAAGCTGCATGGTAAAGCCGCGCGTCTGTCCGGCCATCCGCACCGCGCCCACATAACCAATCTTGCCAAGGGAAACCCATGGCCGCAGCGTTTGCGTGCCGCCCCATGACGAAACATCCCAAAGCGCATTATCCCAAAGCGCGGAAGTGTTGGTAAAGGACGGAACATTCTGCGCCGGCTGGTCGCCATAATCCACATCAAGCGCGATGCTGGCGTTAGGGTTATCGGTCGCCTGGATCAACGGGCGCAGCAACGTGAAGCGCTTCAGTCGGCTTGGCACTTTGAAATCAGAAAAGGCAGTTTTCAAACCCCATGCAATGTCGTTGCCATTGTCATTCGTGCCGAAATCCGCGCGATACACAATGCCGCCGGCCTGCCCGCCGAAATACAGATTGCCTTGCCACGTCACCCAACACGCCGCGTTGTGGTTGGTATAACGGCACCATGCGCCGGATAGCGTGTTCATCACATACTGGATGGCCACGGTTGTGCTGATCGGCACGTTCACAATCACCCGATGACCCTCGGGAAACACCGTCAGGGACCAGCCGAAATTAGCGCCGTATTGCTGCACGGCTTCCGTAAATAGGCGCGTGATCTTGTCAGTGACGGAAGTGCGCGCCACCACGCTGCGATCAAGGCCAAGCGCTTGCGTCAGGCTCACAACGCCGTCCACATTCATCAGCGCGAAATCGCCGCCGGTCTGAATGAAAAACCGCCGCCCAATCGGCGCACCAAGCAAAAACACACCCTGCAACTGAAACGTGCTGGCGTTGCTTGGGTCAGTGCCGCGATACAAGGCCAATTCGCCGCGCGTGGAAATGAAGCCGATATAGTCCTCAAGGCCTACGGCGGAGCTGTCAAAGGTCGGCGCGATAATGCCTGCAATAGTCCCGCCGTGGCGCCACACGCCGCCCAGGTCAATCGCATTGGCGTTGCCGTGAACGGCATCTGTTGGCAGATACCAAGCCTTCGTCGTGCCTTGTTCGCCAAACCAAACGCGGCGCTTCCAAGTCGTCACGCAAAAAAGATTGGCCGCAGTCACGCCACCGGTAATGGTTTGCGTTGCCCATGCGCTGCCATCCCAAGTGCGGACGCCATCGGCGCCGTTGACCGCAATCAACCAGCTATGCGCCGCATTGGTGAAATTGACGAATTGGAAGCGGTTATTGGCCAAACTTGTGACTAGCGCCGCGCCAACCGCGCCCGCGCTGGATGCGTCAAAGATGCTGCCATTGGCCACCGCGAAAAGCTTAGGCGTTGGGCCGTTGTAATCCATCAGCGTTTCAACGGCGCCGGTCATGCCGGTCGCGTGCGATGCGTAGCCGCGCCGCACTTCCACCCAAGACCGCTCAGGGAAGATGTTGTCTAGGATAAGCGCATCACTTACCGGCATGTTCGCCACGCTATCGCGCGCATTTAGGCCGCCAACAGGCGCCGGGAATTGCCGCGCCACACCGCGCGACACGCGGGGGATTTGCAGGCGGCGCCTCATGAACCAAACCCAGTATCAGGCACATTACCCGGCCCGATCAGCAGTGGCCAATTTCCGCCCGCCATGTTCAGCGTCGGGCTGGCGCCATCGGTCGCCTCGGCTTGCTCTACCTGCCGCAGCCAATCGTCGCGAAAAGCGGCATATTCCATGCCCTTCGATTGCAGCCAAAGCCATTTCACGCCCATCAGCATCAGGTCATCGGCAAAAACGCATGTGTCCGCGTCCGCCGTAAAGCGGTCTTTTGGGGTGCCGTCCGCCGCCGTGGCCCAATGGGCGGACGTGTATTCGAACGACAAAACCGATGGACTATCAAGCGAAGTCGGTGGGGGCCAGATGCGGAACGTGTTGACGCCGCGCCCGACAAATCGAAACCGCCTACGCGGGCCGGTCGCCACAATGCCCGAACGCATCCACTGATCTTCCTGCGGCGACATCGGGCCAATCAATTCCCATCGCCGCGAGCGATCCCACATCGTGCGATTGATCGGCGCCAGCAAGTCCGCAGGCGTCGCATAGGTATCCTGCCCAAAGGCCAGCGTGGCGCCCGCAAGCGTGGCCGTGGCGGGCTGCGTGAGCGTGACGGTATTCGCGTCCACCACCGCCGCAAGACGGGTTGCTTGGACCAGATAATCGCCTGTGACGGCCATTTGCCCGGCCAATAGTCCCGCCGTGCTGGCAAGGCCCGTCACCGTAGCCGATCCTAGCGTCAGGTCGCCCGTCAGCGTGATTGGCGTAGTGACAGAAATTTCCCACTCGGCTTGCAGCGCAATCCATTCGCGCATTCGCAGCAACATCTCGCCGCACCGATTGGCAAGCGCGCCAATCTGCCGCGTTTGATCATCGTTTGCGCCGGCCACCGTGGCGGGAATGGAGCCAAGCCCCATTTCCGCCGCCACGGCCTGACCAAGCTGAAGCCAAGTGTAAGACATGGCTTATGAGCCGTACAGCACCAGCCACTTTGTCGCGCTTACGCGGACAAAGGACGCCAGACGGGATTGCGCCACGCTGAAGGAAGCATTCGCCGCGCCTTCGTTGATACCGCCACCTGAAGGCGGAAACACCAGCGCCGTTGTGGCAGTGCTGACATAGACACTGACCGAAGTGCCAAGCGGCTGCGTAGAAGGCAACACCACCGCCGTCTGGCCTGACGCGGTTGTCACTTGGTTAATCGTGCCAGTAAGCGGCGTCGCGCCAGATTGCGCCGTGCCAACACCGGCAACAGATGCCGGAATGCTTTCGCCTACCAAATTGGCAAGCGCGGAAGGCATCCCAAGGCCCATCATATCAGAACCAAGACCGTTCATTGTATCAATCCTCTTCCTGCGCCGCCCGGCGACGCTTGGGGTTAGCGGCCAATTCCGCCTTCAATTGCTCAAGGGCCGCCTTGAGCGTGGCAATTTCGTCTTTCTGCGTTTCAATCTGGCGCTGCATTTCATGCGCGCCCTTCATGTTGGACGCGGCGGCAAGGAAATTCTTGGCGCGTTCCACATGATCACGCCCGCCCATTCCAAGGCGCTTGATACCTTCTTCGCCAAGCCCAGCCAGGTGTTCAACAACGTGGATTTTCAACGCGCGAAACTGGTCGCAAATCTGCGGGTCTTGGGGAAACATCACCGCAAGCGGCGTTCCATCGGGAATTTGCGCTTGCTGATTTTCATACGCCTGCCATTGTTTCGGAAAGCGCATCTTATCCAGGTCAGTGACTTCGCGCACCATCTGGTCGCGCTCGCCCGGCTGGATGATCTTGATGTAGTCCTTCTTCTCGTAAATTGGGCGCCCTTG